ATATTATATAGTAAACATTTCATACAACTTATATGTAAAGGTTGCAGTTGCAGTCAAATATGATACATCAGTCTCTTGTTGATTAAACGCAAGACCACTTAATGCAACTGGATACATATCTGAAAATCTAACTTCCATTACTGGATTATTCTTTGCAGACATTACTGTAAGTGTTGCATCTCCGTACATAGCTTGTACACCAGTTGGTTTATTATTAACAGCATCTGGTGTTGGAAATGTTTGTGATTCATCTTTCCTAAAAGAACTAAATTGTGTTCTTGCTTTTGGAAATCCAATACCAACCAACCATTGATGAAGTTCTCTATAGTTTTCTAGTTGTTGGTCAACAATAAATGATATCTCTAAATTATCAAAAGTAAGGTCATCACCTTGAACTGGAATAGATTTAAAGGGTGTTGGAAATATAGATTCACCAAGGTTGATGCCAGGCAAATTCGCAGCCGTGGTAAAAAATTCAACCTTTGGAAGTTTCTGAATACTGAATTTAAACTTTGTTGGGTCTGCATAGTCAAACTCTGTGGGTTGTCTTGCAAGCATATTTGTAGTAGTCGCCATGTTATTCTCCTACTATTATTTATAATGCACATAAAAAAAGGGGGAGTAAAACCCCCCCTAAGTTCCGATTTAAGTCGTTTATTATTATGATTACATAATGTTTGCGACTTGTACTCGTCTGTAGTAAGTGTTGTCGTTTGCACCAGGCACAACATCTGCGGCAGATGAAGTAGCGAATGGGTTTTGTGCAACACCGTAACGAGTTTTGAAACCGATTTTCGGTTGGAAAGTATTCTCACCAACTGCACGAACCATTTGTAATGGAACATATGGGCAGTAGAAGATACCAGCGTCATATGGTGAAGTTCCCTTATAACCAACAACATAGTACTGTGAAGCAGCGTTGTTAGCAGCATATGGGTCAATATACACTTTGTATCTACCGTTAAGAACACCAGCGAAAGTGTTTCCAGTATCGTCAACTTGTAGGTTGTTGTTAAGAGCAGGAGCGTAATCTAATACACCAGCCATTTGCAATGCAGAAGCAACATCTGAAGAAGTGATAATCATGTTACCTTTTCCTCTACGAGTTTCTTGTGCGATTACGTTAGCATCTCTTTCGATTTGGAACATAAGTCCTTTGAACTTCTCAACAGACCATCTACCGTTTGAGTCAGTATCTAAATCGAAGATACCAGCAGTAGTTGTGTTTACAGAAGCACCTTTCTTAGCAGAGATATAGATTGTTCTAATTACTTCTCTGTTAATTTCAGCAAGGATTTCTGAAGACAGAATGTTTGACAATTCTGTTTCTGCGTCAAGACCGTGAATTGCCTTTAGGTCTTGTGCAAGTTCCATAGTGTATTCTGCTTTTAGTGCTCTTGATTTTGCAGTTACAGTTGACTTCTCGATTGAGAATGCCATTTCTGCAAATGAGTTTGCAGCTGCATCACCTAACGCTTCACCTTCAGCAGTAGTCATACCACCACCAGTAGTTGAACCGTAATCTGCACCACCAGTGATATATGTACCAGCAGAACTGTTGTTAAGAACAGCAGGGTTAGTACCTGTCATTGTTAGTGAGTTCAAGTCACCAGCAGCATCATCAGCAGAATGAGTTGTATCTGGTTCGTTGAATAGTGCTTCTGTACCACCAGAAGAACCTAATCTTGACTTCATTGCAAAGATAAGACCAGTTGGGCCAGTCATTGGTTGCACTGAACATACGTCATATGCAATCAAATTAGGCATAGCTCGTCTAACTAGCGAAATTAAAATTGGGTCATAGTTATTTACAGTACCAGCAGTACTGTTAGTAGGTGCGGCTTCTGATAGGAAAGCGGCATCTTCTTTCATTGCCTTTTCTTGGTTTTCCAAGATAATTGAAGTAACGGCTTTTTTGTAGTTATCCTTAATCTCAGGTAAATCTGGATGTTGGAGGACTGGCTGCCACTTCTCTTGTAAGTTTTCTGAATTATACATTTGTATTATCCCCTTTTTACTTGATTAGTATTATTTATCATAATTTAATTCTTGACATTCTTAAAAGGTTCAGCATTTACACTATCCATGTAAGGTGCAGACCTCTTAATTGCACTAGTATACGCAGCCATAGCGTCACTTATGTCAATCTCTTGAGTTCCCTCATCATTCTCTTCTGTTAGAGACTGACTTGGAGTTGACTTAGGGAAATAGTTTTCCTTAAGCGTGTTAAGTTTTTCTTCAAAGGATTCCTTATCTGTGAACTCAACATCTTCAACCAAACTAGCAAATTTCTCAGATTGAGTATCTGCAAGGTCAGAAGAAACTTCATTGATTACTGACTCACGCACAAGTGAATCTTCAGATTGTTTCTTTTCAGTAAGTTTACCGATAGTCTCATTCAACTTACTTTCTAGTTCTTCAATCTTTTGTGCTTGTGATTCAAGTATATCATATTTTTCGTCTGGAACATCAATGTAATGTTCTTCAAACAACGCTTTTAGACCAGTAATAAAGTCTTCAGCAATCTCACCTTTGAGTCCTCTTTCAATTGCGAGTTCATTTTCAGTCATCCACTCTTTAACAACGTAGTCAAGGTAACCATCTACCTTTTCTGCGAGTTCAGATTTGAATGATTCCATTTCCTCTTCAATTTCTTGAGTTTTCTCAGCTTCAATTCTTTCAACTTCTGGTCGAATTTTTGATTTTACAGCAGCTTCAAAGATAGTAGATGCTTTTTTCTTAAACTCTTCTGAAAGGTCTTCACCTTCCACAAGTGCATCAACATCTTCTGCGACAGTAATAGATGCAAGTCTCTTTTCAATAGCTTCTTTTGCTTTTGAAAGACCTTCCATTTCTACTTCTTCATCTGTCATCTCTTTACCACTTCCAATCATTTTGGAATAAGCGGCTTGTAGGTCATTTTTTTTCATACCATTCATAGCTTTATTCATGGCAGCAATCATATCACCTTTTTTCATTTTAGACATTTCTGATTTTTCCATGTCCATCTCTTTTAGTTTAGCTTCTGCGACAACCTCTTCCTCTTCAGTTTCAGATTCCTCTTTAACTGAACCAGCTTTCTGGTCACCTTTTTGTGAACTTTTAATAGAAGCATCTTGTTTGACTTTCTTAGCAGCATCGGCTTTCTTTTCGTCACCCTTAACTACTGGAGCACCTAAATCCTCAACTTCATCTTCTTCTGCATCCATTTTTTTCATGGGTTCGGCTGCAACAGCACCCTTACCAGCAGCGGAAGAATCTTTCTTAGATTCGGCCTCATTCAAGTCAGCAAGAACTTCTTGTTCAAGTTCATCTATTGACTTATCAATTTCTGACATTTGAGTCTCCTTATTAATATTAATAATCCTCTTATACTATATTTATAACTTATAATTTCTTGAGGAATTTAGCGAAAGCGAGTGCTTGGTAATTCGCTTTTCTAGAACGCACATTGCGTTCCATTTCGTCCTTTAGAGCTGCAACTTCTTGTTCTTGTAACAATCCATTGTTCCATACCCACTCTTTCCCTTCCATAATACCTTCTACGAAAGCATTTGGAGCGGATGGGTCTGCAACAATATCAGCCGCAGTCGCAAGGTAGAAATCATCATTCACATAGTTTGCACCATTCTTTTTGGACAAACTACCCATACCCCTAGAGGATACAGCGAGCTTACCACCGTCTTCCATAATACTTTGTACGATTTTACCCATTGGTGTAGACATAACTTTTGCTTCACCAATAAAATTCTTTCCGTCTGGTTGTAGAGAAGTTACCATGTGTGATACTTTATCCAAGTTTACAGTTGGGCCGTCTGGATGACCTAACTCACCGTATGCACGATTTTGTTCAATAAACTCTTCATTGTACCGTTGTACTTCTTTTTCCAGAACTTCCATAGGGTAGACACGACCATTACGGTTTTTGATTTCAGCTTGCAAGAATACACCTTTTAATTTGTAATTCTTCTTACCATCATCATTTTGTTCTGTAATGTATTCTACATCATCACTAAAATGTTCCGATATTAATTTCATGTCATCACTCCCTATTGTAGATTATCGTATCCAGAAGTTTTTCTCAACTTCAACCAGATAGTTCCTACAGATGCACTTCCGTTTGTTAACAATATATCACCAGATACACCACCACCACCATTGTTTGCAATAGAAGGCATAGACTGAGCACCAGTATTATATGCACCATTTCCGTTTAATGATAATGCAACCACATTACTAGTTGCATCAAATAAAATATCTGTTTGTGCCCCAGTAGTCCATTGACAAGCAACAATACTTAATCTTGGGTTTGTAGAAGCACCGTCTAAATTAGATGCATCTAATATACTGGCCGCACTGTTTGTTCCAGTTGTTGTTACTTTAATAACTGTCTCAAAATCTGTGTCCTTTAGAACAATTGCACTTACTGCCATTGATATTCTCCTAACATTTCTCTTTCAAAATACTTTAAAAGTTCTGGTTCACTAACCTTGAACTTTGATGCACCTTGTTTTATAGTCTTTTCAAAACTATTTAGGAAATCTGAAGGTTTCGCATCCATTACACCAAATATATAGTCAACCGCCTTACGCATTGCAGGCGATAGTTTTTTATATTCTTTGGTTTTCTTATGCTCATCCTTTTCAGGCAAGTCAAGTTGCTGGAACTTCTTCTTCATCTTCCTCTACTTCTGGAATGTGTTGCGTTACAATTGTGTTTGCAACTTCTTCTCTTCTTTTTTCTAATGCAGCTCCTACTTTTGTTTGAATTGCATTTTTAAATTGTGATTCTGCACCAAGGTTATCACCAGATGCAATAGCGTCAATTATTTCTTTACTCATTTTTTAACCACCTTTATTTCACTTATTTGTTTATCACCTTTTGGTGTATGACTCATCATCATATCGTCATCATCTTCCCCACCACCTTCATCTTCAATCTCTTTTGACATAAGTTCAATCTCTTCATCAGATTGACGAAGAACATTTTTCTGAACCCATTTCTTAGAAAAGAAGTTTCCGACATATGGTTCTAGTGTTCCTAACATATCAATACGTTCTCTTAGTATTTCTGCATCACGAAGTTCTGCAAAGTGTCCGTCTTGCATCCAATCGTATGCGATATGTTCTTTCATAGAATCCCATTCTTCTTCTGCGATTACACCAGTAAGTATTAACTGTGTACGCAATAAATCATGAAATACTTTTGAAAAGTTCTTTCTTAGTCTTTGTACAAACTTAGTAAATTTAAGTTCATCTCTAGTAATTTCTGTAGACCTACCGATTGAGAAGTTTTGTTCAGCTTCCATTCTTGAGATTGGAACATTCAGTGACCTATAAAGTTTTCTCTGGAAATAAATGATATCATCAATCTCTCCAAGGTTTGAACCCCCAGGCAGTGTAGTAATTTCTGTTCCTCTACCACCTTCTCTTCTTGGTAACCAGAAATCTTCCAACATTGACATATGATTTCGGTCATCTTTAATTTCACCAGTAGATGCATCATATACCAGTTTGTTACGATAACGATTCATAACATCTTTTAAGTATTGTTCTGCTTTAATCTTTGGTAGATTACCAACATCAATATAAAAGATACGTCTTTCTGGAGCTCTTGATATTCTGTATATTACCAGACTATCTTCAATCATTCGTAGTTGGTTTACTGGTTTGATTGCTTTATGTAGATAGGATAATACTGAACCTCTATTCTGGTCAATAATACCAGAAGGACAATACGCAATAGAATCTTTTGTAATTTTAATCCCATTGGTCATAGAACCACCAGTAGTAATACCATGTTCATTATAGATATAGTATTCTATTGCTTTTTGTTTTTCTTCTATTTGTGTAATTGGATTAGGTCTACCAGATATTTTTTCTCTAACCTTCTTTACTTTTTGAGGGTCAAGATATCTTAATTCTGTAATACCTTTTCTTGTGTCTTTTGTATCAATAACTTTGTGATAGAATAAACGACCATCAACATACCATCTTCTAAATACGTCATGTCCTTTTTCTTGAAAAGACATTAGTTCAAGAACTCTATTGAACTCTTCTCTAATTCTTCTTTTAACCTTATCGGATTGTTTCAGTCCATCCAAGGCTAACGAAATCGGTGCATCAAATTCGTTAGATGCAACCGCTTCACTAATAATATCTTCAATTGCACTGTCACACTCTGGTTGTTGTGAAATGCTACGATATCTCTTAATCAAATCGTACTGGGTTCTATCTTTCCCCTCAATATCAACAGTTGAGGAATAGAAACCACCGTGTGCAATATCTTCTGCACCATCATCAGAAGTGGGGAGCGTGAATGACGCTCCCTCACTGTCTTTTTTACGAGTGATTGTGAAACCAAAT